CCAAATGCGCCTAGTTCCTCGTACATCTGGTGCAGGCTGCGGTATGTGTTGGACTTCGAGAACACAATCAGCATGCGCTTGGTCACGTCATCAAGCCACAACTTCACAGGCTGATACTTGTTCAAGTCGGTGTCGGCTGTTGCCAGTCGAAACCACGGGCGCGCGGGAGAAGTCGCCCCCGCCATCATGCCGGCACCAAGCGTACGCAGCGCCCGCGTACCCGTGTTGTCGTAGATCGAGTTGTGCCGGCGCCATCCCTTGTCGCGATCCTGTCGGAAGTAGCGACCGTTACGGGGCAACACAAACGTCGTGATCTCTTGCCAGTGCGCCCACCACGAAGCGCGCTCTGCTTTCAATTGACCCCAACGGGTGAACAACTTTGCCCGCGTTGGTGCGCCTGAGTATGAGCCTGCGTCGCCGGTGTATTGACTCATTTAGGAACCTAAGAGTGATGACCGACCAAGTGCCATTGACGACGCATTAACTCCGGTCGGTCCAGTCAGCATGGTCGATGATGGACCACCGCCGGCTGCCTCCGCTGCTTTACCCATGATCGATTCTATGTCTGGTTCTTTTCGATTCGCCGCGTTCTGCGCTTGCTGACTCTCGCGCTGTGCGGCGCCGGCGCTTGCAACTGCTTGCGCTTGCGCTTTCTTCTGCGCTTGCATTGCGTCTTGCTGTTGCGCGTTTGCCTTCGACGCCATCACGCCCGATGCAATGCCACCACCAACTGCTGCTGTGGCGCCTGCGATTGCTGCCGTCGCTGTTGCTCCCGTTGCTGCTGCTGTTGCTGCGGATGCACCAAGCGCAAGACCAAGTGAGGAGAAGAATGGCATCAGGTGATCCCTTTAGTGTGAGTCGTTTCGGATGGGGTGTATCCCATGCGCGTCAACATATTACTGACACTTGTGCCATTATCAAGACTCAATGACGACATTGTGACAAATTGCACACCTTTGTCCTTTGCCCACGTTTCGTATGCGCGCACCATTCGGATCGCAAGCGTCGTGCGTCTTGCCTTCTCGTCCATCCACCACGCCAGTTCGGTTGCTATCAATATGTGCGGTGCGAACCATGCGCCGATCACCGTACAAGCGAGCATGCCAACGATCTCGCCTTCCATCTCAGCCACAAAGCATTCGACCGCACCTGTTGACAACACTTCACTGATGCGGTCTGTCAATTCGTTGGGCGTGATGTGCGAGCCGAAGTGTTGGTGCTGTCCGAACAGGATGAATGACGACGCCATGCGCGTCAGTGCGGGGACATCATCGAGCGTAGCCATCCTGATTGACATCATTTCACCTGTGCGTATGGGTCGTAGTCGTCGCGTTCAATGCGTTTAATTGCCTGTGCCATCTGCTTTAGTGTGCGCTTACGCACTGGGTGGGCGAACGTCAGGGCGAGCGCGTCGGCGATGTCGGGCGATGCGCCACCTTGCAGCCGCTTCTTGATGTCGTCTTTGGCTTCGAGCATCTTGCGACCCTGTTGGTCGTACCAGTAGATGGGCGTTGACAGTTCCGACTTGAGCGTGGAGTCTGGCGGGATCGCGCCGCCGGCGCTCAACCATTCGCGCATCTCCCACCACATCTCGGTGCGACGGTTGACGTACTGCGTTGACTGGGTCGCGCGCCCACCGAACGGCACCTCGACCACGTCGTAGTCCAATTGCCTGAGCCGGTCGATGACCCCGGCGCCGGCGCCGCTGTCGATGAACACGGCGTCAGGCTCCCACTGTTCGATGATGGCGACGACGCGGGCTGCCAGTTCCATGTTGTCGACACCCCGGTAGACGTAGGGCGTGTACGCCTGCAAGCCTTGCCGCTTGACGACAACTGACCGGTCATCCCCAAAGCGCGCCGGATCAACGCCAAGGATCTTGGGCGCATCGAGAACGTCCTTGTCGGTGTAGACCCGCTTGCTCGCCATCTCAACATCAGACAGGCTTATCAACTGATCGTCGCCGGCTGCGTTGAAGTCGCACAGGTACTCGCGGGCAAACGCTGTCTCAGGCATGTCGCGCTTGAGGCGCTCCACTTCGTCGGGGTCGATGGCGTTGGTGTCGTAGACCGTGTAGCGCGCAGCGTTCCAGTCCGGCAGTGCGCTAGCCCGGTGATACAACTCGCTGAACAGGTTGATTCCCGACGGTGTGCCGATGAACAGGGCGAACCCAAGCCGGTCAGACAGCGCCGGCTGCAGGATGTCCTGCCACAGTTCCGGCTTCATTTGTCCTACCTCATCGAGAACGCAGCCGTCGAGGCGCACTCCGCGCAGGGCATCCGGGTTGTCGCCGCCGAACAGGCGGATGACGGCGCCGTTGTGCTTGAACGTGACAAGCAAATCACCCTCGTTGAATTCGCAGCCGCCAGTCACAAGCAGCGGCTCAAGGCGCGCCTTCAATCGTTTCCATGCGATCACCTTAGCCTGCTTCAGCATAGGTGCGAGGTACGCATAGAACCCCAGTTCGTCGCTGCACTTCAATGCCTCGTCGATCAAGACCATCAACGCCATCTCAGTCTTGCCGGCGCGGCGGTGCAGTGCCAACACGCTGAACCGGCGGCGCGACAAGTGGCAAGCGCGTTGCCACGGGCGCGGCGTGTAGCCAAGCCTGACCTCGGTCATGCGGGTACGCCGGTGACGACGGTGATGTTGACGCCCCCTGCATGGTCAAGGGCTACGCGATCACCGTACTTAGACGGCGACCAACACGCGAGCAGTTTCAGCCGCGTGTCGATGCGTAGACGATGCCACTGGACAGAGCCTTGGTCGACTCGCTCGTTGCCAATTGCATCAGTGAATGTACCCGGCATTTGCTCGGACAGTGCCACGGTGTCCTCGGCAATCTCGTCGTAACCTATATCGCGCGCGCGCGCGAGGCGTTGCGCGAAGTTTGCATCTTTCTCAGCCCAACGATGCACAGTTGACCGGTCCACCTTACCGGGCTGCCTGCACCATTCTGACAGTGGCTTACCGCTTGCGATCCATTCGATCACTTCATCTGCGTGTGATGCTTGTGACGTTGCTCGTTGTTTACGCGCCATCTTCCTCGTCCTCATCAACTGGGTGCATGACTGCCGGCGTACCTTCACCGACCCACGCGCCTTCCACGTTGTACGAAATGTGTTCGATTGCTTCGTCTTCTGTCATACCCTGCGCCTGAAACGCCTGTATCAAGCGCAAGTAATCGTAGACAATGACGGTTGGTTGACCGCATCGGTCGATTTGACCAACAATTGCGCTGTCGCAGTCTGTGATGCGAAGCGTGTGTGTATGGGTGTTGTGAGTTAGTTTGGCGCGCATGGTTCTCTTGTGGGTACAAGTACCACATCGAAGCCGGCGAGGCGCGCGAGGTTGATTGCAGTTTCGAGTGTGGGGATGCGCTGCCCTGTTGCTGACGTGTCAGACGCGAGCAAGCATTCAGCGGTGTGTTGTCCGCACAGTTCGTTGCTGACTGCCTTGCGTACAAAGACGTAGCGCGTCATGTTGTGTTCGCGCAGGCGCCCGACGACGGCTGCTTTCCAGTCTGTTGGCTTGTTGAGTGGGATGCATTGAATCATGCTCGAAGGGTACACACGCACCGGTCAAAGTCCAGTCAACACAAACACTCGCCGCGTAGGACGAGTGTGGTGCGCGCGTCATGCCCTGCGCTGTCAATGATGCATCAACTCGATGCATGCTCGTCCGGTGTCGGGCAGCGGAGGGCTGCAATGTACCAAAAACACAACCGCCCCCTTTCCGTCGTAGGTGGGGGGGCGGCTGTGCGGCGCGAGGCGCCTGTCCGGGCGGGCAGTATGAGGAATGCACTATGCCCGGTTAGTCCATCTCGACGGGGTGACCGTCCTGAAAGCGGGGTTGGAACACGTCGCGGATCTGCGCCATGAGTCCGGCGGTGTGGTGCGCCGTGTCGCGGGTAATGACTTCGTGCGCCATCTCATGCTGCACGGCGCTGAGTGCCTCGTTGAGGGCGCTACGTTGATCCCTGTCAGCCTTGACGCGGCTCGCGGGCTGATCGGGGGACTGGGGCGCGTAGTCGATCTCGTCGATTCGTAGGCGGCATGCCTCGATGACGGCGGCGGCTTGCTTGGTGGTGAGGGTGACGGTAATGGTGGCGGGGTGTGGCATGTGGTTCCTTTCAGCGTTCGTGTTGGGTTTCGAGAGCATGGGTGCAGCAGTCGTCAATGATCTGGGACAGAACGTCGTCGTGCAAATCCTTGATTTCGCAGGGGTGGGTGTACTGAACGCCCTGAATCTCAATGGTCACTTCGATGGATCGAAGGTCGCACGAATGGTGAACGCGGTAGCCGTTCGGATAGCCGTTCTCAGGCTCAGGCGGGTACACGTCCCATTCGGCAACGTAGGTGGCGGCGATGGTGGTGGTCGCGGCGAACGCGCCGGCAATGGTGTTTGGGGGCAAGTCGCCGGGGGCGATGATGATCTGCGCGGTGTGGGTCGATTCAGTGCGTGGCATGGTTCCTACTCCAAAGGTGGTTTCAAATCAGGCAAACAGCATCGGCTGTCGCATCCGGCACTCCCCGTGAGGAGTGCGCGGTGCGCGGTCGATCAGCGGACTGTGTCAATGACGTTTCCGTGTTCGTCACAGAACTCAATGATGTAGCGCTCGTAAGGGTCCCGGTCGAGGGCGGTTCTAGTCACGCTTCCGTCGGCAAGTCCCAACACCAATTCGCGATCAGGCAGTTTGAGTGCTTCCGGGCTGACGGCAAACCATTCGGCTTGCGGATGGTCTTGCTTGACAATGCCAAGCGCATCAATGACGTACCAGTAGCGTTCGTAGGAGGTTCCCCATCCCCACAACGCTTCTTTGCCGTTGACCCAACGCGCGCGGACGCGCTTGCGACGGATCTTGATAGGTTTGACTAGGTTGTTGCAAATGATGCGGGTCATAAAGTGGCTCCTGTGGAAGTGTTGTGCGTCAGCATCGGCTGTCGCAGCCGCTGCCCTGCGTGAGGGCAGACGGTGCGCGGTCGAGGTCAACTCCGCGTCATCTTGGTCGCCATGTCAACTGTGATCATCTTGCCACTCAGCACCAACACGTCGTCAGACACGGCAGCAGCGGCGCGCGCATGCATTGCTGCGGCTTCCTCTGCGCGCTTGACGCGCTTGAGGTAAGCGCGATTTTTGCCGCGCGGGTCACACGCATGAATCACTGCGCTCCACTCCTTTGCCGCAGGCTTGCTCAAATCGGCGTGAGCGCGCTCAAAATCGGCGCGCAAGCCGGCAATGTGAGCAGCGAGCCGAGCGTCCATTTGGGTTTGGATGAAGAGGCGGGCGTCCTTCAGAGTGAGCGCGTCGTGTTCGACGTACCAGTCAGCCCACACGCGCTTGCCTTGGTAGTTTCCCGTTTGGAGGCGGCACACGGTGTAGCGGGTGAATGGGACGGTGTAATCGCGCTCGACCTTCCACTCAGCCTGTGCTGAATCACGGTGCGAGAAGTAAACGAAGCCGGCGTGAGTGCGAAAGCGATGCAGTTTCATGGTTCCTACTCCAATTTCCTGCGTCCGGCAGGGCGGTGCCGCGAAGTGCGGCGTGTCAAGGATACCCACTATCGACGCAGGGTCAATGGGATGTTGACAAGATTCCTGACAGATTTGTCAGATTCCTGAAATGACAAGGACTAGTCCCGGTGGGGGGACTAGTCCAAGTCTGATAACAGTACCTACTTACTTCACCAAGGCAACGGCAAGGTCAAGGGCGTCGGCGACGTCGTCGCTGACAGACCCGTCCCAAGCCGCGTATTGCCTCACAGCGGCGTCCTTGCTGCGGACGCTGTCTTCAGACCGGGAGTGCTGAACCCAGTTCGTAATGGCATTGGCGGCAATCCAGAGGTTGGCTCCGTGCGTCTGGCTCTCAGTGTCAAACACGCGGGACGCATGAGCCAAGCCGGCTGCTGCGCGGTCGTGGCGGCGTTCTTCCCAACCGTTCTTCGGGTTGGTCGGGATAGCCCCGTCGAGTTTCTGGATGACGCTGACCCACAGGTTCTGCACCTGATCGCGGGTCAAGGGCGTGGCAGCCATGCGCTGCGCGACGGCGGCGCCCTTGTCAATCGTGTTCTGCCAGACCTTGACGCAGGCTGCGAGTTCGTCCACGCGGGTCGTCAGGTTCAGGGTGTGGCGGAACGACAGGGCGTTACGGCGCTCGCCCAAGGCAAGGTGGAACGTGTTGCTGCACACGACGCGGACGCCGGTGGGAATGATCTTTAACGCGAGCGACCCGTCATGCCCGTTCGCGATGAACAGGTACGGCACTGTCTCGTCGTTCTGTCCGCCGAACTGCACGGACGCGCCGCGCAGAAGCATCCAGACTCGGCGCCCGCCACGAATCGAGCCGGCTGACTCGACTTCGGTGGTGCCTTCTGAGTTTGCGCGCAGGGCGTAGGCGAGTTCTGCCAACTGCGCGTTCTGAAACGGGCTGTAGTCCTTGCCAACGACGCCGAGAACAGAGTGGTCGTCCGAACGAATGACCACCTTGGACTGGGCGGTGCCAACGCGGTACTCGTTGTCGGCGCCGGCGTTGAACACGCCGCTGATGGTGTCCGACTCCAACACGTCCCACTCCAAGCCGGCGACCTTGAGGGCGCTGAACGGGTTCATGGCGCCCTTCACGACAGTGCCTAGCCCATGCCAAGCGCCAGTCGAAGCGAGTGCGAGTCCGTCGTTACGATAAATTTCGTGTGCCATAGTGTCCTACTCCAATCGGGGTTTCAAATCAAGCGGCAGCATCGGCTGTCGCAGCCCGCCCCCCCCTGTAGGGGGAACAGGTGCGCGGTCGAGGTCAAGAGCCAAGCACTTTCCAGTATCCGGGGTAGTTCTTCTTGCAAGCGCTGCCGACTGGGAACCAACCTTGCGAATTGCCTTGTTCGTATTCCGAAGTCATTTGGCTATCCACGCGGAACAATCCGCCAAAGATCCGCATGTGGACGTATGCAACGCCGCCCTTGCTGTCGTCGATGCCGCGTCCGCAGCACCAACACGAATACGCAAAGTTCCTTGTGCGGCTGTTGCGAATTTCGTTGCGGCACTGTTCCCAACTCGGAAGGGTGCAGTATGTCGCAGTACCTTCAGTAACTTCGTGAGCGGCGATTTCGGCTTGCAGTTGTTTCTTGCACATTGGTTCCTACTCCATGTCCCGCGTCCGGCGGATCGGCTCAGGCGGAATGCCCGATGCACCAACTTTACCCTACGTCAAGGCAGGGTCAAGGGGTAAAGCAACAATCTGGATGGATTTATTTGACTTTATGCATGCACTCAATAAAAAACCCGCGCCAACGGTCAGAACGGAACCGTCAGCGCGGGGAGTAGGGAGGGTTAGGATCTTACTTCAAGTCGAGGCGGGTGCCACGGACGCCGAGACTGGCACCGGGGATTGTAGCCCCGGCTTCGAGCGCCTCGCGAATGCCGTCCTTGTCAAGCGTTTCGACGTACTTCGGAACCTTGAAGTCGACTGGGATCAACGATTCATCCACGATCAAGACAGGGATCTTGCCCCCGTTCTTTTTCACGGCGAGTGCAAAGCGCGCCGTTTCCACCTTTGTTCTGTTGGTGGCAACCATTGCGTCCATGAGCATGGTACGCAGCCGCTCGGCAAGCCGGTCGTCCCGCGCCATCAGCGCCTTCATGCGGTCAGCCTCTGCCTTGCGCGCCTCGGCGCGAGTCTCGCAAACTCTGATCAGGGCGGCGTAGTCATCAGCCTTGAGGTCGAACGCCGAAGCAAGCGCAGCCGCATGCTCGGCAAACGCCGCCTCGACTTCGGGCGAGCCGTCTTCGCCCATGACGCCCGCCGCAATGTCGAGCAACTCCATCATTTCCTCGGTGATCTGGTACAGACTCATGCTGCACCTCCTTTCGTAATTGCACTGATGCGCGAAGCGGCGTAGTAATTGCCGGCGGTCCATGAGTAATCAACTTCGCACTGGTGATCGATCTTGACAGCACTGATCAATTGATTGTTCACCGCCACCCAGTTCTTGACGCCGCTCAGATCCTCGAACAACACGGCAGTCTGGGTGGCTCCACGCGCCACGCACTTCCGCGCCGTCAGGACGTCGGTGCCTGTGCGCGCCCACGGCAACTGCTCAACGACAGGCACAGGCTTCTTTGGGGCAATCACAGGCGCAGGCGCCTCTTCCACCACCGTCGCCTCTACGACGATCTCCGGCTCGGCAACTAC